GAGGATACTGGGTTGGATAGCTATGGAAGTGTCTTCGAAAAAGGTGACATGGGTTCGTTCGTTCCCTACTCCACGATCCCAGAAGACAGCTGGTTGAGTGGATCTCCACATCTCAAAGAAATCGTGGAAGCTTAGGCATACCGGAGTATGACAGGTTGCATGGTTTTACCCATGAAAAAGCCTAGAAGGAACACCGCAAAGGCGATGATCCACGTAGACTTGTCTACATTTTTAAATAAATCGACCGTCTCCCTCTCTTGTGGAGGGTGCTGGTACTGATAGTTCATCTCTTGAGGTTGAAAATAATACTGTTGCTCATTGGGCATTTGTTGACTATTTTTTTCATTCTCTTCCTGGACTAGAGGATCGATATCAGGGTTGTATTCTATGGGATTACCGATATCACTTTCCATTACTACAGTAGTTTGTCTTTTTTTTAAGCGTCTTCTGACTCACTTTCATCCTCGTCCTCCACGACAAAATCTTTTAGGTTTCCATTCTCATCTGCATCGTCGTCGTATTCGTCCTCACTCTCATCGGAATAGCACTCTTCATCTGTGTCGAGATTGGAATCGACATCTGTGTCATCATAATCATCCGTACAATAGTCATCATCCAAGACTGTTTCCGTAGGGACGAAAACTGTAGGTTTCTTAATCGCTCTACCGGACCTGGTGATCGTCATTTACCTTCATTAGGTGATTATTGTTTAAGTAGTTTAATAATGTTAGGGGTGAGTTTGTGAGTTCGTGCTGTGCATTTTTTACATATGGGACATGACTGTTTGATTTCATTCCTTTTTATTGTGTATACCATCATCTGTTCATGACATGATGAGGTCGTTTCACAGAATCTCGAGGTTGTGGTCAGTAGTAGTCCACCCTTCTGACGTTTGATGTCGATAATCTTCGTGTCTTTGTCAACCTTCATCCACTTGTTTAGGAAAAACTCCACGTGTGTTCTGATATTGGGAAGTGGTTTGTCAACATACTTTACAACCTCTTTACACTTTTTAAGTTCCTCTTTGTCTGGGTAGAGGATAGATGTAATTTCATTAGGAAGCTCATGTCTTCGTCCAATAAAATCTTTACAAAATCCGTCCTTTCGCCCATCTAAGGTGGGGCACGTGCAGAAACATTTCTGTAAAATCTGCTTACCGTTAATCAAAAACCATACATGATTGGAATTATGTTTCCTCTGTGTATTTTCACACCACCTTGACGTGCTCGACACTAAAAAGGTATTCTTCGAATTGAATATCTTTGTGATGTACGCTTCACCCTGACCTGTCATGTTTTTACGGATGAATGTCTCCAGCAAGTTTCGCAACTTCGTGTCATAGACTTCATTTTTCATTTGCTCGGCAGTGAAGGAACCCTCTTTTCGCTTGGTTTTTGCTAAGTCAATGGAAATGGTGACCTCTTTGTCTGTCCTGATAGCGGATGCTCTCAAAATAGATATGTCTGGATTTGGTTCAATTCTCGCAAGAGTTGATAGTGGCCACGTATATCTGAAAAGTGGTAGATACATTCCCTCGATGACACCCTTACTCATTTTGTGTGACCACGGCATACGGAATCCACTACCCTTTGTTTTCCTGTCAGGATTTCCATACACTGATGAGTCAATAATAGTGTCCCATGGAACATCTCTATTGAAACTGAAAAGATCGGAGATGATGTAATCTCTCAAATACACAGCAATCTCTTGATTGACGACAAAGTCTGGCCAGTTCAGATGCACCCCAGTCTTGATCTTAGTTCCAGACTTTTTGGGTTTGGCCACTGAGATGATACACTCCTTCCCACCAAACTTTTTTACACACTTACAGATCACTTCACAAATGTCTTCAATCATGTCAATACCGAGACTGTCATCATCTTTGTAGTCGATGTCCACAAAGAAGTTGTAGGTGGTTGTTTTCTGCTCCACTACAAACAGCTTCTCATTCGCCTTTACAGCTTCTACGTATTTATCATAAAATTCATTCAATCTATCAAACGGCACAGACAGGCAACCACCGTCTAGGAGCACGTGTGATGGATTGGGGACTTTTTTCAAAAAGCCGTTTTGAGTACACCAGCTTTTAAACATATGTAATTAAGGATCCTCATCTCTAAACCATCTCATACATGAGACATCTTGATATTCTTTCGTTTTCGACAATTCCTTCTTAAAGGTTAAAAGTTCATAGACTGTCATATTCTCATTTTCCTTTATCCACTCCTGAATTTCAATGTCGCACAATCCCCTGTTCTTTTCAAGAAGTTCAGAAATCTGCCTCAAAATGAAAGCCTTGGACTTCATTATTTTATAGAAAACTTTTTTCTATCTTGTGATTGAACACAGTTGTAGAACTCAGGGTTTTTAATGACGTTGTCGATAATTAACTTCCAACGCTTACGTGAATTAAACTCTGGTAAAGTGTCATAACTCATGTAATCGTTTTCATCGTGTGTCTTTCTGATGGGTTGGTTATGGAGTTTTTTCAAATTCATTTTCGCTTTCTCTTCGTAAAATTTCTTGACTTGATTGTGCTGCTCAGCACGACTGTAGTCAACAAAAAATACAAACACGTTATATTCTAGATCAACCGTAGCACTTTCTTGAACCGTAAATTTAAAGTCTGTATACTCTACGTTTTTAAGGGACACCACACCTCTAGTCTCTTCCTCCAATTCTCGTAAGGCACATCGAATTGGATTTGCGATTTCTCTACGTCGACACCCCCCTGTCACAAAAATCCAATCCTTGAACCTCCAATCTCTCACGGTTAGAAATCTTGGCTGATCACCATTAAAGCTAACCGGTATCGCAATCGCCTTGTGTTTTTTCATTGCGCATTCGCAAGTTATAATATGTTGATATGTTTATTCCTCAGTTTTTACCTCCTCCGACATTTCCTCCTCGAGTGCCTCCTTCTTGGCCTTTTCCATCGGAGCACGACTGGGCTGGGAAAGATGGCGGACTACGTGGGCCGAAAAAACTTTGAGCTCATCAACGTCCTGCTTGGCCTTGTTCAGCTCCTTGAACAAGAAGATAACACCGGCGATGCAGACGATGGTAGCGATGATAGTCATGGTTTCACGATCAATGGGAATCATTATACTTTTATAGACGAGTTTTGTTTTTAAGTTAAAACGCCCATCGAAGTTGTGTCGTCATTTGGACACTGGTATGGGCTGGTCGCGAACTGAACGGCTTGGTAATGCGTAGGTTGGCAGGACTTGTTGGTCGGTGGTGTGGGCTGACCGACAAACTTTTCAATTGTCCTGGACTTTGGGTCGTACGTCAATACAAAAACGATGGATAGGAGGAAAACAATCTTCCAAAACATTGTTACTATTACTATTTAGTTAGAATATAATAAGCCACCCATACCATTCTCGATACGGAGGACGTTGTAGTTTACGGCGTAAAGATCCTCGATAAAGTCCTGGGCGGTGGACTGGATCCGAGCCGAGTCGAGCCGGCTGAAGTTCAAGGTGCCGGTGGGCTGGAGCTTCGCAGCGTCCAGACAGAAGGGGATGAATAAAAGCTGGTCACCCTTCACACTGGAGTTGGTTGTGTGGTAGTAGAGAGGGACCGACGTGAAGTGGGGATCCGCGAACTTGTAGTCCGCAATATCAGTGCCGTTAATCTGGAGCTTCAGCTTGTTCGCCTTGTTGAGGACACCAATGGCGCTGCTCTTACCAGCCGCCAAATACTTGATGGGGTGGTTGAAGTTAAGCTCCTGAATCTTAGACTTGGAGCCGATGCTCTTCTGAACCTGAGTCATGAGCATGTTCTGGGAACCGGTGGAGAACATAGTGCGCTCATCCGTGTCGAGGTAGGCGTAGTTCGCGTAGACATTCCACGAGTGGGAGGCCGCGGAGGTGCCCCAAGTGATACGAATCTCAACATCGTGATACTGGAGAGCCACAAGGGGCAGAGCCGACTGCCAGTTCTCACAGAAGGAGAAGCGGAGGGGGTAGAACTTCGCAGTTCCCGCACCGTCGTAGCGACCGGCCGCCACAGACTTGGAGTACGATGTGGCAGAGAGGGTGGGGGCGATGAGGGT